GTATTCAGGCGTGCCGGGCTTGACTACTTTGCCGTTTGCGTCTTCGTCAAACTGATACGCAATGGCTTTGTACTTCAGCTCATAACCGCCGTTGTCATCCAATGTGATGCCGGTAAATTCAAGCGGTGCCCATCCGTCTTTTGTTGGGTGAGCCAATTTGTGATCGCGAACTTGGCGCTCGATCTCGGCCTTTGAAACCTTGGCTTCTTTAGCTGCTTTGTCGATAGCTGCGCGCTCGGCTTCAGAAAACCTGGCTTGTTGGCCAACAGCTCGAGCACCGCGCTCTACCAGCATCTGGTGCTGGGTAACATCGCCGCGGCTCATTTGATCTTGCTGGGCAAGGATGTCTGCGTTTTCGCGTGACCATGTGCCGTCATTAAATGGTGACTTCACACCAGCGGGATCAAACACAACGATCTCTCGAGCATCTGGCGCAACCTGATAGATCACCCCGTCATGGCCTTGTGCCTGCAATTCAGCAGTGAATGCGTCAGCAGCTTCGCGGCCACCGGCGCGCACACGGGCTTTGTCTTCTGCCGTTGCGTAGTAAGGGTTTTCCAGACGCGCATACAAAGGCATGACGTTTTCGCCTGCTTGACCGGTGCGTCGTTTTTGCATGGCATAAAGGTCAGCCATGTCGGTACTGTCGGTCAGGTACACGCCCGTACCAAGCCAGCCGCTGTCTTTGCGGCCAGGATGATTAACGTCAAATTGTGTAACGTCGTCTGCCGTTCCGTGATACAGCATCACGGGCGCGCCCTGTTCGGTTTGGAATACTGATTTGCCAAACCAGTTCTTAAACGTCTGCGACCAAGTTTGCACCTTGTCATTCTGGTCAAACAAATCCGCTTTGGCACCAGTGAAGCCGGACTCCACTTTGTACATATAGCGGTTGTAAAACTCGGACGGCATCATGTTGGCTTTGGCCGCTTGAGTCACAACAAAGTCGCGCACAAATTCAGAGTAGTTGCGTGCAACCTTGTCGGTGTAAATCTTTGCGCCTTTGATCTGGGAAAAAATTTCAGACTCGATTGCTTTTGCTTCTTTGATGAAGTTGTCGTCGCGCTGCGTGTTTTCATCAAGCAACGCTTTTGCTTCAGCCATCATGGCCTGTTTGTTTTGCTGAAACTCTTTCAGTTCGGCAGCGCTCATGGCATCCGGTGCCAATCGCATGTGAGGCATCAACGCATTACCAAGGTCTGTGCCTGCAATGTGCGCCGCGTATTTTGCTGTTGGCAGTACAACATCGCTGCCAGTTTGCGCTGCTTCTGCAACCTGGTTTGCAATTTCAGGTGAAATGTTTTCCAGGTCTTTGATCGTAATCCCGCCCTGGTTAAGTATTCTGGCCACGGTTGATCCATCAATGTAGATGTTTTCCGCGGGGCCGTCTTTTGCTTGCGCTGCTACAAAATTTTCAAACGCGGTTGGATTACGTTCTCGCAAAACGGAGTCAGCAGATTGAGCCGATAACTGCTCAAGAAAACCAACTTGCTTTTCGGCTGCTTTTGCTCGAGCGTATTCGCCACGGTATTGCAATCCTGGGCCAACGCCACCAAGCAGCACCATACCCTTCAACGTCGCTTCAAACACATCAGCCAATTGATTGGCCAATTCTTTGCGGCCTTCGGGTGTGGCAAATTTTGATTCCATGTCTGGGCGCGAAATGCGTCGTGCAATTTCGTCGCCAGTAATGTTTGAAATCTCTTGCAGCAATTCTGTTGACACTTCACCTGCTACGCCTTTTGCATAGCCTTTGGCAAAATTGCTGACGGCCATACCGACCGTTGGCTTAACCAGCATTCTGTGTGTGACTTCTTGCGTGACTTCGCTGATCAAAGCTTTCTTAAACGGTGCAGCAACAAAATGCAGGCCAACAACTTCAAGCCCGGCATTAACCAAACCGACACCGGCGGACACGTTTGCAGCGGTCCTGTGGTCAATTCCGTTTTTAATCATGTCGGCGTACGCATTACCAGCTTCCATGCGATACGTTTGCTCGGCCATCTTTGCGGTAAAACCAGCAGTGAAGCCTGCAAACGTAGCAGCAGGCACAGTGAAAATTTCTTCCGGTGCCAGCACTTGCGGACCAACTTGACCAGCAATTAACGCAGCGCCACCGGCAGTCAGTGCTGTCGCGCCGCCGTACTCGAGAGCCGCTGGGATTGTTTTTGACATCTGGGAAATAAATCCAGACGTTTCGCCAAAAATTGTTTTTTCACCAAACCGTAGTTTGCTTAAGCGCTGATCAATAGCGCCGATTCTTTGCGCGCCTTCTTCTTGACTGATTTGGCCCGACTGAATTTGCTGCCCAATAAACCCGCGTTCAGTTTGCAAGCCCTTTGCTTCCCACTGTGTGGTGATGGCTTCGGGAATTCCTGTTGGGTTAAAAAAATCTTTTGTGCCTTTCCACAGGGCTTCAAACTTGGACAGCGGTTCGGTTTGATCTTGAGCAATTTTTGCAAATTCAAGATCGCGCATTTGACGCGCAAGGATTGGACTGTGCGCGCTTAACCGTTGGTCCTCAATGTACTTTTGACGAGCGCGCTTGCGCAGCTCTTCAAGGTTGCGTTCTGCAACGTCAGCAGGCACGCCGGTAATGCCGCCAAGCTTTTGAGCTTCAGCGGCCATGTCGGGGTTTGTTTGTACGGCCGCTGCAATGGTCTGATTGAATTTGCGGATGTTGTCATCAACATCTTCTTGAGCCAAACGCATGTACGGGTTGCTGGTCTTACCTGGCTCGGTAAGCTTTCCAGAAACGTCTGCACGCGCAAGTTCGAGGTATGGATTATTTTCAGCCACAGCTATTTCCTTATCGGCGATCGCGAGGGTTTTTGTTTCGCATGTAATAGTCCACGATGTTTTCTTCTGTCGCGTCCTTGCCTGCACTCATCAATGCTTCGGTGATCTGTCTTCTGTCTTGAACTGGCACGCTGGCCACCAAAACTTTTTGACCGTTCCACATAACGTATGCGGTTTTTTGTTCTTCTTCCGTCAATCTGAAAACTTGCTTTCTGTCATCAGACATCCAACCAGGAACGCTTACGCGGTCCATCACAATTGAATCAAGCAGTTTTTGTTTTTCATCGCGTGTAAGCTCGCGCTTTTTGTTTGTTTGCTCAACGTCAATCAAGATCTTAAATTTGTTGCGAAGGTTGATTGCTTCTTCTTTGTACTTCGGAACTTTTGGATCGACCAGTTCTGGCATTTTGTTTGTCAACATGGTTGATTCAAACATGTCATTGTCAAACGTCGCAGAGCGCACGTTGTCTTGAGCTTTAGCTCCATTGCCAAGCGTAAAGAATCGTTCATACGACGATTGCGAAATCAAGTGCCTGTAATCTTTAAGCTTGTCCGCTTCCCACAAATTTGGGTTGGCCAACAGCTTGAGCATTGTGTCTGGATCGTCGCCACGCGGACGGCCATTCATCAAAATTGCTTGTTGATTTGCAGTTAAAGAATTCCAAAGTCCAGGTGAATTTCTGGAAAGCGTTTGCCATTGATTGCCGTCGCCAGCAAATGCAATGTCCATTGCTGCCTGCCAGTTGTTGTCTTTCTCGCGTTTTTCTGTTGCGTCTTGCACGGCAACTTTTTGGTTGTAGACCTGCTGCACCATCTTACGCAAACGCATGTCAGGTATAGCATCGATTGCTGCCTGTTTGTCACCAGGACTTTGTGGGCCTTGAACAATTTGACCGCCGTTTGTTGAAACGCCAAATAAAATTTTTGAAGGATCAATTACAGCGCCAGCAGTATTGGTCATTGAAAAATGCAAATGCGGGCCAGTTGCGTTTCCAGTTTGACCAACGTACCCAATCAATTGACCTTGCTTTACGTTGTCGCCGGGCTGCACAACATAACGGTCCATGTGAGCGTAACCAGTAGTTCGCTTCTCTCCATGATTCAAAATAACAGTGTTGCCACCGCCGCCTTTTGTGTCGTTGTATGCTTTTTCAACAGTGCCATCTGCTGTGGCATAAATAGGAGTGCCGACAGGCGCTGCGTAATCAACGCCTTTGTGATCTTCGCTTGCTTGTGAGTTTGGCCTGATGCGTTTACCAAAGCCGCTCGACACAACAAGGTTGCTCAATGGTGGCGCATAAGTCACACCAGAAATAATTTTTTTGCCGTTGAAAATTTCAGTGGCTTTGTCTTCTGCTTTGACTGTCAAGTCAGCAGTAGTGACGTTGTCATTCAAGCCTTGATATGACTTTTCGCTGATGTGCCCAGCTTTCCATTCGCCTTCCAAAAACTTTTTTGCAGAACCGTATTGTCCAGCATTAAGCATGCTTTGCGTGACACTGATTGCAGCAGGCTCCCACACAAGCTCACGCTCAAGCGCTTCAAACGCTGCGGTCTTTTTTGGCTCTACCTTTGCAGGCGGGTTAATTCTTTGAGCAACAGTTCCGTTTTCACCTTGAACCGGAGCTGTGGTTTCTGAAGCTGTAGCAGCTTCGTAAACAGGAATGCCGACTTTGTTTGCATAGTCTTGAACTTTTTGCAAAGCGGCAGCTTGATATTTTGCGTAATCTCCTGTTGGAACGCCTGCGGAATTTAATTGACCGCGGCTTTCCCATGACTTGGCCATGTTAAGCACAAGACCTTGTACAGTTGATTTTGATTCCACCAAGTCATACTTGTTGAATTCAGAAAGCGAATGACGATTGATCGAGCTGTTTGCTGTGCGGGTAATGACAGCAGCCTTGGCCATGAACAATGTTTTTTGAACATCGTTGTCGTAATTTTCGTCGTACTTTTTGACGGCTTCTTTTATTCGGCGATCAAACACAGGGCGCTGATCAAAAGCAACTTTGCCGTTGAGCTGCTGAAATTCAGTCGTAATGTTGTCCAGGTCTGTAGTTAGTCCATTGACGCGCTCCGCCACTTTTACATCGTCGATCTCGCCTTGCAATCTATCTGCAATACGAATCATTGAAGCGCCAGCAGTTGCCTGCGCCTTGCCAAGCTCCATCAATTGCTTGCCCGTGAAATCCTGCATCGGCTCAACAGAAGGCGCGCCAAACGGCTGCGCGTTACCTGCTGTTGGTTCAACGGTTGGCAATGTTTGAATAGGTACTTGCATATTTATCTCTCTTTATTCGATGCCAAGCCTGCCTGCGATAGCGGACAATTTACGGTCCTGATACCAGGCATTTGTCAAAGTTGTTGCGCTGCCTAGCAAGCTGGAATACGCGCCCATGAATGGCGAAATCGAATTTGCAGAGGCCATCAAGTTACCGGCCGACACGCCCTCAAGCAGCGATTGATTGCTGAAGTTGACGGCCTGCGTGCGCGCAGCTTCCGCGGCTCGAACCGTGTTTGCGTTGACGGTGAGCATGTCAACCTCTTTCATGAGGTCCGTGCTTGCAATCACTTCGGCTGCATTACCTTCGCCAAGTTGAATGCCGCGGCCAGCCATCGATGACCGAGCTTTGGCTTTGACTTGGCCAGCTCTCAATCCAACCATAGCGCCCTGGCGTTCGCCCTGGAACATGATGCCCTGGGCCTGCGTTTCCATGACCTGGGCGTTGATCTTGTCCATGGCGGACTTGAATTCCAGGTTCATTGCCTGGGACTTAAGCTGGTTCTCTTGTGATTTGAGCGCGTAGTAAGAGCCGATCGCGCCATTGATCGCGCCCGAGATCCCAAGGATCGGGCCCATGTTTTTCATCTCTGAACCGAACGCATTGTTTACGTCGGTCCAAGTTTTATCGCCGTTCCACCAGCCGCCGACGGTGCCCCAGAAATCAGCCATGGGTGCCTCCTACATCGTGTTTTTTGCAAAGTGTTGAGGTTTGCTCCATGCAACTCTCCAAAGTTTAGGTTACGTTATTCCCTGCCCCTCCTGTTACGGGTACCTTTACCCACCGACAGAAACCTCCAGGGTCATGCCAACAATTGTGAGCGGCAGCGGATCGCTTTGCCGGACAAACACCGAGCCGCTGTCGGCCCATGTAGGCGTAAGCACAACAAGGATCTCTTGAGATTTCAACTCGGGCGGCACGCCGTATGGCTCCGTGGTCCTTTGCTTGGCCTCTGTGAGGTTTTCTTCGTCTGGTCCAACAAAGATGCCTGACGATTTGTAAACGCGCAGCCAAGCCTTGTTGACGTTTTTGAATCGACCTTGGCCAAAGCCAGCGTCCACGCCAAGGGCCAATGGCAGCGTTTTGAGGTCCGAGTTGTAGGGTAGCCCTACGATGATGATGCTTGCGGCCCTGGGGATCGATACGCGGCCGCTGGTGACCACCTGACGAGGCTGCACAGCGCCGTCGGCCAGGATGCTGACCGTCTTGCCTTCCAGGTGCGTCAGACCGGCCACAGCGTCCCTGGCAAACGACCACACGGTGGTGGCCGTCGAGCGCAAAGTCACCGGCAGGGTTTTGTCCAAGCGGGCCTGGGCGACCGTGGTTGATGTGGTTGATTTGATGGTCAGGCGGTATTTGTTGCCGCTTGAGTCGGTCAGCACAATCGCGTCATTGACATCGGTGGTGGCCGGGTAAGCAAAGATGGCCGTCGATGCTGTCACGGTCAACAGCTCCGTCGAGTCCCATACGGTGCCGCCAGTCACAGTGACGGTTGTCGCGCTTGTGTTGGTGCCGTCGTACTTCAACCCTGAATCGACAAAGAATGCATTGTCCAAATCAGGGAAGCTGCGAGTCTGCTGGCGCTCAACGTAACGCTTGGTGGTGCCGTTAATCGTGCGATTCACAATGACATACAGCGCGTCTTCGTCACCTTCAGCAACCGACGTGCAAGCTTCAAACATGCCGTCTGTGTCGTGGTGATGCCAGGCACCAACTTGCTGCTCTGGAATGTAGGTCAAGCCAAGCAACATGCCTGTGCTGTTGACAAAATAAATCAGCGGGTTTGGCGCTTTCAAATATGTTTGATCGAGGATTGTTTTGTTGTCAAACAAATGCGCTGCACGCACCGACAAATCGCCGGTGATAAAGCCGCTCGATTGCCAAGAATAACCAAGCTCTCGAACGTGGCCACCTCGAGCTGCAACGTACACCAGTGTGTTGTTAATAATCGATGGTTGAACATTCGATGCACCAATGTACGACTGTGGTCGAACCGAAATTGTGGTCGGCGTGATTTCGTCAGAGTTGACAGACGTGACGCGCCATTCGGCAGAGCTGGTCAGCAAAATCAATTGCGTCAACGGCACAATGTGTCGAATGGTGTTTGCTTCACGCGCAGCAACGCGGAACGCAATTCGGTCATCGTCTTTGATCGGCAGCGAGTACGACATGTTTGACTCGGTGCCCGACTTTGTCATCCAGATTTTTTGTGGGTCATTGACTGTGCCAGCAAACGCACGGCGTTGCTCAAAATATGAAACCGCTCCTGGGTAGTTGTTAGATGAGTTGAAAACCGATTCATAAGTTGGTGGCGTTGTGCCGAGATCTGGGGTGATGTTATCGTCAATGAGAGACAAAGAATCAGTCTGACCAATGTATCCATAGATGCCGCCCTGATATTTGTAGACGTTGTATCTCGATGCGCCGCTCACCGCGGACCATGAAATTGTGTTGATACAACCAGTCTCAAACAAGTTTGATCCAATCGACGCAACAGCAGACGCTGCTGATTCGCTGACCAGGTCTGATGCAATTGCAGTGACAACGTACTTGTATGTGTACTTAACCGATGACGCGCCGGTTGATGTTGCAGTAACGCCTGTTGGCGTGGTGATGGTTGCAGAAAAGGTGATCGGCACCAGCGTCCAGTTGGTCGCGCCATTACGACGCAATTCACGCGGCGCATAGCTTGGGTGAACAATGGTTAAAACGTCCGCCGATTGAACGTGGTGAATGTCAAATAGATCGGCGGTCGCATACGGCGTTGGTATTTCGTATTCGCCGGTCAATGGCTCTGCATACCAGTACGTCGCGTTTGGTGGCACCTGGTTTGTGTGGGCTGCAATGCAATAGTAATTCACGCCTGATCGAGATACCAAACTGCCAACGGTGTATGCAGTTGCGCTGCTCCATGCCGCTGGCGATCCTTGCAATAGCGTTGCGCCTTGTGTGTGAAATCGAATGTAGCCATTGCCAAGCTCGAGCACCATGGTTTGCGTGGTCGAGTAAGTGAATGGCAGCAGCCTGGTTTTCTTTGTCGAATCTTTTACTTCGCGCACATAAGCAAAGCCAGCGCGGTTTTCTGCCGGACCTTGCGGGCGACACACAAAATTCCTGACAGTGGCTGCACCCGTTTGAAATTTTTGGTCGTCAATACGTCCATACATTTCGGGCGACATTTCGCCGCCAGCAAACGAGCGTTGTAGGTTGCGGACGTTTGGCATGTGTTATCTCCCGGATGTCCAGGGTACGATGTGTTCGACCTTGATGTTTCGTTGATTGGCATCAGACGCTTCAGCTTGTGACAGGTAACCCGTCATCATTTGCACGCATCGTTTGCCTTCCGCTGTGCCCATGTCGCCTTTAATCACTGGGCCTGCAAGCATCGATGCAAGGTGCCATGACAGCGTGACAATGAACAGCGGAGAAAATTCTGTGGTGTCGGTGACGTATGCTGAATAACGCAGCACCGCCTCTTCGACATTGGTGAACAAATTGTGAATGCCTTCCGCTGTGGTTTCAATTGAAAATGGTTGCGGCACATAACGGCCAGCGGCAGTCACAGGCGAATAATTGTGCGACCAATAAGGTGTATCAGTTGGCACAAAGCGCGTGGCGTAATCGTCGTACGCATCAGGCGGCAAAACAGAGATTGGGTTCAAACAATCAGACGGCAATGTGTATGCGTATTTCCATTCGGTCCAGTTCTGTTCGACCTGGGTCAATGCAATACGACGCATTGCAAAATTCCAATTGTGCATTTCGAGCAACGAGTCTCGAGCAATCGGGTAAAACCTCTTGCAGTGTTCGGCTTGAGCGGAGCCCTCCGGCGGGTTGATGCTGGCCACAGTGGCGTTGTCACCAAGGTGCCCCAATGCCAAATTACAAATATCGACTTCTGATGCCATCATGGCCTCCTATGTAAAAGGGGGCCGTGGTTTCCCAACGGCCCCCGCGACTCAACTTCCGAAAGAGAAGTATTACACCGAGCCTTCGGCCACGTCTTCAGCACCACGCTTGGCTTTGGGAGCCCACTTCTTGGCGGGCGCTTCGGCTTCAGCGGGTCCATCTACAAGCTCAAGATTTGAGCCTGCCTTGCCATCGAACTCAACGATGTCGCCTTCCTCGCGGAGGCCATTGTTGATAAACGATCTTTCAAGTACGCGGTATTTAGGCATAGTGTTTTCCTTTCAGGATTAAGCAACAGTAAAGCCAGAAGCGTAGAACTTCTTGCCGTCTTGGATATCAGTCACGATATCAGCAGTCACAGCACCAGCGGTGTATGTGCCAGAGATAGTGTAACGAGCGCCAAGATAGCGTTTGCCGTTGCTTGCCACTTGTGGGTTGATGCGAACTGCCGTGTTGTAACCAGCAACCAATGCAGCGGTAAGAACCGCGTCAGAGGAGCCGATCACCTGCACGTTTGAAGAGAGCGCAGCATTGTCTGCCTGGATCACTTCAAACTTTACAGAAGTACCGCCTGCCAAAGCAGTGGTCACAGCAAAGTTCATGTACAGATCTTGACCTTCGCCGATGTCACGGGCGACGGAAAGATCGATGGTGTCAGTTGACACGGCAGTGGTAGTCAATGCCTGGTCAGTAGACACACGGAGCAGTTTATCGGTAATCATGGTTTATGTCCTTTCAAGTTAATTGGTGGCCGATTAGCTGACAACAGCTTCGGTGTTGAGGATAGCGTCAACACGACGGAGCGGCACGCCCAAGAAGGACAGCCAGCTATACGGCATGCCAAACTGGCTCAAGCCCTCATTGATCTTGAGGACGTATTGGCTCTTGTCGAGCGCAGCCACAGACAAACCAGAGTGGACGGTACGGTTCATGTAGAACGCGGCACGACCCATGGCCATGTTGGGGATACGGTACAACGAACGAGCCATCAGCTTGACGATGTTGGTCGCAGCAGAGGCAGCTTGAGTGCCAGTCTGGCCAACCAAGTCAGACACATCGATGTTGCAGATGCGAACGACATAGCGCCAGTCTTTCACGACCAAGCCATTTTTCCACTGGTAGCGAGTTGCAAGAGCCTGCAAACGAGTGCCGTCGCTGTTGTAGACGGTTTGCTCGCCGAGGTCTTCATGGATCAAGCCAGCTTTTGAGCCTTTAGGGAAAGGGCAATACACAGTGTTGTCACCCCAAACCACCAAGTACACAGAAGTGTTGTCAGAGCCAGAGCCGCCAGCGCTCAAGATGTTCTGTGCGTTAGCAGCAGACAAGCTCGAGTAACGTGCAGCCAAGCCAAGGAACTGCTTCGGATCAACGCCAGGGTTGCCGTAGAACAGAGTCGTAGCTTGAGTCTGGTTCATTGCTTCCAAGAACGCGGTGTCTTCCGACAAGCGGAATTGAGCCGTGTTGCCATTGAGCATGGCCAAGTCTTTGTCCACTTCGGAGCGAGCTTCCAAGATACCGCAAGCTTCGTCCACTTGTGCAGTGGTCGATTTGCTCGACGGAATACCTTGGTTCAGAGCGCGCCAGTAAACAGTAGGCAGGCCAGTACGAATGACAACGCGGTCGCCGGTAGGCAAGTTGCCTTCCTTGAACACGCAGTCTTCGAGGACTTCGTTGGACTGCGAAAGCAGTTCGGCAACGATAGGAACCCGACCGTCCGGGTCGGTGCGTTTGGCCCAGTCGGCCAGGGTGAGGTTGCTAGTTGACAAAGTAGTCATGGTTCATTTCTCCATTAGGATTGATTGCTATACAAAGCGGATGCTGCGTCATTGAAACTCTTTGGACCGGATGCCTTGGCACCGCCTGAAGTCCCACCAACGAAACGATCCTCGCTGATTGCCTTACCCGCCCTGAACATAAACCGAATCACTTCGGGGTTATTGCCCAGGCCGGACTCATTTAGCAGCGAGCGAAGTTCAGGTGTGCCGAATGCGTCCAGTGCTTTCTTGGCCACCGCAAGGTTTTCTGCCAGCTTTTCGCCGCCATATTCCCTGTCGGTTTGTGCCTGCTGGGCCCAATCGTTTCTTACCTGTTCAATGACCTGTTGCTGGCGCTCCTGAATTTTGGGAGCCAGCTTGTCGATCATCTTCTGCGCCGCGTCCTGGGGTAGATCCAATTCCTTGGCAATGTCCGAAAATGAATTGATCACTTCGGGGTCGAACTCTTTGCCTTCTGGGGCTTTAAATTCGTACGCTTCCGGCGCACCGGTCGGCTTGCCCTCGGTATTGCCAGCCGCCTGCCCGTCCTGGGTTGCTTGCTGGTTCTGCCCGTTGGTCGCTTGCTGCTGCGTCCCTGCTGGCGCGGCATCCGTCGATGCGTTGTTCGCAGGGGGTTGCGATGAGGCTTGGCCTTCAATGGTCGTTGCGGCTTGATCCGTCATCAGCATTTCTGTCATTCGTGTTCTCCTTTACCATTTGTGGGTACAGCTCTGGGCATAGAGCGTGAATCATTGCCAGCGTGCGATTGCCATAGTTCCTGTTACCCTCCGCAAACGCCATTTGCATTGCATTGGTGTTGAACGATAGCCGGAACACACCGGACTGATCCAGAAGCCGCCATACTACACGGCGGCCCCTCTTACTGCCCATGAGCCACTTGAGATCGGCCTCTTCGTTTTCCTTTGCCAGGCGCTCGCGTACCTCTCGGTCCGACTTTGCTTTCTCCTGTGCCCGGATGTCGATCGGGTCAAATTCTTTGCTCATGTTGTCAATCTATCCACGGTTCGTCTTGATACGGGTACCATCAAGCTCCCACCTCATTCACCGTCAAGATCAC